TTGGCATATTTCTTGTTGATAGAATGATATTATCCGCAGTTCGATTCAGGTAATAATCATAACCAATACAATAAATGTCTTCGTTTGGATGATTTAAACAGGCTAGTTTCATTGCAGCAGTTTCACTTGTATACGAGTCCTCCTCATTATCTCCCCACCATTCTAATTTTTGTGATGGTTCGTTTGGATCTACCCAATAGATAACCATCGTACTTCCAGTTCCAAACATAACAAATTCATTTGTTTGTGGCTGAGTTTCTAAAACTTTTCCACCAGCAGGAAATGCCATTTTTACCATTTCGTATTGCATTGCAGGAAAACGATCAAACATCTTAAAATAACATTTGTTTTCCTTAGTGTAACCATCTCTACAAATATCCCATATCATAGGCCCATCTTTACAAACCAAATGAGTAGGAGAATATTCTTTGTACAGTTCGTTGCAACCGTAAGTGATGTGATTTTTTAAAAGATTTATATCAAAGACTGAACGTGATGTTCCATTAGCAATTACTACAATCATGATGCTCACAAGAAAATGACTACAAACAAAAAAAGGGAGAGGATTTCTCCCCTCCCTTTTGAAATCCCTACAGTATGTAGGTCACGAATTACATTAGGTTCGCAACACGAACTTTCCTGTAGTATTCATTTGTATTTGGCCCTGAAGCATTCAGGTTTGATGCAGCCAAAGTACCATTACCGACTGTTGCTCCTTCTGCGAAAGGATTAGCAACGATTCCGTATCGTGTCTTAAATGCGATACGAGGTTGGAAACTTGCACTATCAACCGCACGAACCATTTGTAATGGAACATATGGGCAATAGAAAATACCAGCATCCATAGGTGAAGAACCTTTGTAACCTACGCAGTAGAATTCTGCAGCATTAGATGCAGCATAAGGATCAACATAAACTTTATATCGACCATTAAGAACTCCTGCGAAAGTACCAGCAGCTTCATCAACATTCAGATTTGTGCTCATTGCAGGAGCATAATCCAAGATTCCTGCCATTTGAAGAGCAGAAGCGACATCTGAAGATGTCATGATGATGTTACCTTTTCCTCTACGTGTTCCCTTTGCAATTGCATTGGCATCACGTTCAACTTGCATCATAAGACCTTTGAACTTCTCAACCATCCAGCGTCCATTGGAGTCTGTGTCGAGATCAAATATTCCGGCGGAAGTAGTTTGTCCTGAACCTGCACCAATTTTTGCATTGATGTAGATCTTACGAACAACTTCACGATTAATTTCAGCAAGAATCTCTGCTGAAAGAATATTTGCAAGTTCTGCTTCTGCGTCCAAACCATGAACAGCACGCAAATCTTGTTGAAGTTCCATTGAATAAGAACCCTTGAGAGCTCTTGTTCCGGCAGCAATCGAAATCTTTTCGATTGAGAAGGACATTTCTTGTGAAATATCAGTCTCACCAGCATCTGTTTCCATTCCAACTGTGGTTGAGTAAACGTTATGTGAAACGTTTCCTGTTCCGTCAGTATGAATCAACAGGCCAGGTACACCGGCAGCGTCTTTTGTACCAGTTGCAGCACCAGCAGATTTATCCAAAGTTGGTGCTTCGTTGTAAAGAATCTCATCACCAGTTTGTGAATCAACACGGGCACGTAATGCAAAGATCAGTCCTGTTGGGCCTGACATTGGTTGTACACCACAAACATCATAAGCGATGAGTTGTGGCATTGCACGTCGCACCATTGAGATCAAAACTGGATCTGCAAAGTCGATACTTGCGTGAGTTGGGTTTCCTGCTCCACCTGCGAAGTCAGCAGCAGTTGTGAGTCCCATATCAGTAACAGGCGCGGCCTCCGATAACATACCAGTTGCTTGCTTGTCCTGTTTGGCTTGTGCCTCTACGTTTTCTAAACAAATAGCAGTAACTGCTCTGCGGTGTGCATCCTTGATCTCAGGAAGATCGGGATGATCCAGAACTGGCTTCCACTTTTCGTTTATATTTTCTTGAAGTTGCATTTCTAAACTCCTTAAAATTGTTTAAAAGTTATTATTTACGAGCAATAGCTTTACTATATGCTTCCATAATGTTATTCATCTTAGGTTCAGATTTCTCTACAACTTCAGATGACGAATCTATTTGTTCAACGTTTTCATCCTGTTTCTTTGACTCAGGGAAATAGCTTTCCTTGATTGTTTTCACTTTTTCCTCAAAATCTTTGGAATCATTTTCGTAATTTACACCTTCTACAAGTGACTTCATCTTTTCAGCCTGTGTGTCTGCAAGGTCATCGCAAACTTCTTCTAGAATTTTGTTTTTACGATATTCGTTGAGTTCAGATTTAATTTTAATATTATCTTGAACTTTATCATTGAGCTGACCTTCAAGATCTTCAACTTTATCGAACAGATTTTCTACAATGTCAACCTTTTCGTCAGGTACTTCAATGTAGTGTTCTTTGAAGAGGTCTTTCAAACCACTCATGAATTCTTCTGTAATCTCGCTTCTTAAAGAACTCTCTAATGCAAGTTCATTCTCTTTCATCCACTCTTCAACTACGTAGTTGAGATATCCGTCAACCTTATCGGTCAACTCATCACGGAATGAAACGATTTCTTCTTGCAATTCAGATTGATATTCTTTTTCCATATCTTCAACTTTAGATGCTGCGATTTCCATCACTTTTTGATGAACTGCAGCTTCAAAAATTGTTGATGCTTTGGATTTGAATTCTTCTGAAAGTTCTTCACCTTCAACTAATGCATCGATATCTTCTTTGACATTAATTTCTGGCATGGAGATTTTTACTTTCTTTTTCTTTTTGCCTATAGCAACCTTATCTCCTTCTGGACTGGCATCGTCTGGTTCTTCTCCGCCCAAATCTTCTGCTTCGATAACTGCCATTAGGTCTTTGAACCGCTTGGATACATCTTCTTTTTTAAGTCCATTGACTTTATCAAAAAGTGCAGAAACCATGGCAGATTTAGTAGAAGGAATCTTGAGCTCCTCTTTTTTGACTTGCTCGTCTTCCTCTTCCTCTTCCTCATCGTCATCATCGTCACCATCTTCGTCATCGTCTTCTTTGACTTTGGCTTTAGGTGCTTCTGCAACGACTTCTTGAGTTTCTTCAGTTTCTTCTGCTACTTCTTCTTCGATTTGTTCTGGAGCTTCAACAAGTCCTTCTTGCTCAGTTTGTTCCAGAATTTCTTCTTGAGTTGTATTTTCCATAGAACTTGATACTCCTAATAGTTAATGGTATTTCTTGTACACATATACATTTGTACTGTTAATATTTATAAAATCACAACTTTGACAATAAATTTTTAAACTCATTTAGTTTTACTTCCTCGAGCCTTTTAGAAGGAGCATTTTGGATGTTAGTCCTTGCTCTTTCAACATCTTGTGCCTTTAACAGTCCATTATCCCAAACCCATTCCACACCTTCCATAATACCTTCAACGAAAGCATTAGGTGCAGATGGATCTGCAACAATATCTGCAGCGGTTGCAAGATAGAAATCATTTTGCACAACTTGTGCATTCTTTTTATCTGGTTTTAATGTTCCCATTCCTCTTGAAGAAACACCTAACCTTGCACCCTCATCGATAAGATTTTTTACAATATTACCATTTGGTGTGCCTAAAACTTTTGCTCGACCAACAAAATTCTTACCTTCTTTTCTCAATTCAGTAATCATGTGCGATGCACGATCTAAATTGACTGTTGGCCCGTCTGGATGTCCTAATTCTCCAAATGCACGTTTTGGTTCAACGTACTCTTTAACATAACGATCTACTTCTTTTTCAAGGACAGGCAATGGATAAATTCTTCCATTTTTGTTTTTACGTTCCGATTGCATGAAAATACCCTCAATAAAATATTGTTTAGGTTTTCCATCTGCTTCTACCAGTTCGTATTCTACTGTTTCTGTAAGTTCGCAAATTAGTTTCATTTTACCTACCTTACGTTATCGAATGCAAAATCCAAGATTTTCAAGAACGACTTTGTATCTTTGTTCATGTTATCTCGCATTTTTTTCTTGTTAGTACTATTTAGAGAATCTAATGTCTTTAATATAGTAGATGCAGCCTCTGGATCAATCGGTACAGATGTTCCAGATTTAAACTTTATATCTGCTTCTCTTTTCTTTTTAACGACTGCTCGTAATTGTTTTTCAACATCTTCCTCTAGAGGTTCTTTTGATGTTTTACCTAATAGTATGTTTTCATCCTGCATTACAGGAGTTTCCAAGATACCTCTGAGTTGTTTAAGTGTTTTCATTTACATATCTAATTTTGTGTGCAAGCTGCAAGTTTGATATCTGCATGAGCAGAAAAAAGTTTATCAGATGCATCTTTTCTTACATACTGAACTCCATTTGCAGGCACAGTAAACGTTCCAATATCTGTTCCACCACTTTCTTCTAATGTAACTAATCTAGCAGTACCTCCTGCATTTGCACATCTTACCAATCTTGCAGATCCAACATTAGTTGCAGTTCCAGATCCAGTAGGTGCAGCAGCTTCTGTTCCTTTAATTGTTATAATCATGTTTGTATCTCCGTTGATTCAGCTGGTGGTTCTTCCACACTATTATCTACAGAAGGTGTTTCCGTAGATGGTTCTTCTACAGAAGGTTCTTCTATTTTATCTGCAAACATTTTAGCAGAAACTTCTTGTTTTCTTGCATCAATCGAATTTGTTACTTTATCTGCAATAAGTGAATTGAATGCATCTGTAACCTTAATTGGTTTATCTTGCATTGAAAAATCTACTATGTCAACCATTTTAAGTGCTTTTTGTGTTTCTTGTTCTGCCATTCTAATCTCCAAAAATTATCTATTAATATTTATACAATTAAACAACTCTATATTAACCGAAATTCTTCTTTCTATAGTCCGAAATGTCAGTTAATTGAGTGTTAGAGTCATTTTCCAAGTCAATTTTAGTCTCTTCACCATATCCACCTTCATCTTCACCGCCCTCAGCTTCCAATTCCTGAGCAATTTGTTTATCTTCGTTTTCGATTTCTTCTTCAGATTGATGTAAAATATTGGATCTAAACCACTCTTTTGAGTAGTATTTACCTACCATATCTTCCATATCTCTTGCAATAGTCATTCTTTGTGTCATTATTTCGTGCATTTTCTGTTCCGAATAATGATGATCTGTATTGAATGAATAATGAACTTTATCCTTTATTTTTTCCCAATCATGTGCAGTCATGATATTTTTCAATATCAACTGTCTCTCCATAATATCATTAAACATGATGGAAAATCTTGTTTGTAATTTTTGGATAAATTTACTGAAAAGAAGTTCATCTCTTGTTATTTCACTTTCCCTACCTAAAGAGAAACCAGAATCGGCCTCTAGTCGAGATACAGGAACGTGCATTGCTTTGTAAAGTTTCTTCTGGAAGTATTCTACATCTTCCAGTTGTCCTAGATTTTCTCCGCCAGGAAGTGTGGTAATTTCTGTACCTCTCCCACCTTCTCTTCGTGGCAGCCAGT